GCAACTAGCTCAAGTAGTATACGAACACGAGTCAAGAATTATCGATATGCTCTTTGAAAAAGGGCCTATTAAAGGTTGCAATAAAGAAGATCTACAGGAATTTGTAAAAAGTCGTATTAATCTATGTCTCAATAACTTGGGATATAAATCTCTGTTTGATGTCACTAATAATCCTATAGCCGAATGGTTTTATATAGGAATTAATAACTACATGATGAATGATTTCTTCCAAGGTGTAGGAAGAGAGTATCGTCGTGGTTGGGATGCTTTAGGATTTGTATGGTGAGGTCTATGTACGAAGAATTAAGTAAAGAACGTAAAGAACTACAACAAGCTGGTGAGTGTCCACAGTTTTTCACCACTGCTGGTTGGCAACTATTCAAAGAAAAGTATTTATATCAAGCAGATACGCCTCGACAGCAGTACCAGCGTATTGCGCGTACTCTAGCTAAGCATGCACGCAGTACGCCACCTAACTTTCCTTATAACAGTTGGGAAGAAGCGTTTCTAGACTTATTAATGAGAGGTTGGTTATCAGCTTCTACACCTGTACTTGCTAACACAGGTACAAGTCGTGGAATGCCAGTGTCATGCTCTGGCAACGTAGTTTTGGATAATATTCAAGAAATTTATAAAGCAAAGCTAGAAGTAGCTACACTCACTAAATATGGGTTTGGTACAGCTAGTGATTTATCTCTAATATCTCCAAGAGGAACTATTAGTGCTAAAGGTGTTAAGTGTAGTGGTGTAGTTCCAATTGTACAAGGTTTTGTACATGATATGAACTACATCTCACAAGGTTCTAATCGTCGTGGTTCATGGGCAGCTTATTTGCCTATTACACACGGCGATTTCTATGAGTTAGCTACCTATTTAGAAACTTCACCTGACTCATTAAACGTTGGTTGGATAATCACCAATGAGTTTATCAATAGACTAGACAATCATGATTCAGATGCCATTAGGCGTTATCAGGAAGCTCTAAAAGTTAAAATGACTGTCGGTAAAGGCTACTTCTTCTTTATCGACAAAGCTAATGCTAAACGTCCTGAGTGGTATGTAAAACATAACTTAGACATCAAAGCTAGTCAGTTATGTACTGAGATCATGTTGTTCTCAGACAAAGATCACACATATTCGTGTGTACTGTCTAGCATGAATGTCAGTCTGTATGATGAGTGGAAAGACACTCAGGCACCATTTATCGCTACTGTATTTTTAGATTGTGTTGTATCTGAGTTTCTAGAGCAAGCTCAAGGTATACCGGAGTTAGATAAGATTGTAAGATTTACTGAAAAAAGCAGAGCTTTAGGTTTAGGTATCTGTGGTCTGCATACATTGTTTCAGAAGCGGTGTTTAGCTTTTGAGAGTATGGAGGCTCATTTACTAAATCAAGCGATTGTCAAACAAATCCGTCAACAAGCAGAGCAAGCAACTCAGTGGATGGCTAGTGAGTGGGGTGAACCAGAGTGGTGCAAAGGCTTTAATCGCCGTAATACACACCTATTAGCTATTGCCCCTACTAAATCTACTGCATTAATCATGGGGGGCATTAGTGAGGGAATTAACCCCGATCCAGCGATGGTTTACACACAGCAGACACCAGCAGGAGAAGTACAACGTATTAATCCCGTATTGTTGGGAATAATGAAAGAGAGAGATAGATACAATCAAAAAACTATTAATCGAATTCTAGAAAACTTTGGTAGTGTACAACAGGAAGAGTGGCTGTCTGATGAAGAGAAAGCAGCATTTAAAAATGCTTTTGAGATTGATCAGAAGGCTATTATTCGAATGGCTTCAGCAAGACAGACTTATGTTGACCAAGGTCAGTCTTTAAACTTATTCTTCAGTGCAGAAGAGTCGGAAGAATATATTTCTCAGGTACACAAGTTAGCTTTTAAAGATCCGAATATTCTAAGTCTCTACTATTGTTATTCAAGAGCTGGTGTACTTGCCTCTAAAGGTGAGTGTAGCGTGTGTCAATAGATAGTAAATAGAGTTTAAAAGAAAGAGGGAGCATGTATACTCCCTCTTTTATTTTTAGACAGGTTAGTTAGCTCGCCGGGAAGCTCTGCACTCTCTGCAGCAAGGTTGAGATGAAAGGCGCATATATCCTGTGCTATAATCAACATAGTTGCACAAAACGGCTTTTGCCGGAATCTGGTGCAACTACGCGGTGGGGCATTCCGTGTCTGCTCGTGGAGGGTTCTTGCG